GTTGCTACTGCAATTAAAGGATTTTCTTCAGTTTATGAAATGTTGGATGATTCCATTGGTTGGTTTGCTGGTCCTAGTATTGAAGATTTTTCCAAAGCAATTCAAACTATATCTACTGGTATAGTTTCTGCTGCTAAAAGCTTAGCAGTTGGTGAGGGTGTTTATAAAAACGGTCCAACGGAAGAGTGGTCAAGTGGAGTTTCATCTGCATTGAGAGCATTTTCTCCTATTTATCAGTTGTTGTCAGATTCTGATGGTTGGTTCGATTCTCCACCGAGCATTGATGATTTTGTCATTGCAATTAAATCTATGGCTGGTGGTATAGTTGAGGCGGCTAAAAGTTTGGCAGTTGGTGAGGGTGTTTATAAAAACGGCCCAACAGTTGAATGGGCTGATGGTGTTTCTTCTGCTTTAAGAGCGTTTACTCCTATTTATAAATTATTATCTGATAGTAGTGGTTGGTTTAATTCTTTACCTGATGTTGATGATTTTGTCACCGCTATTAAGTCTATGTCTGGAGGTATAGTTGAGGCAGCTAAGAGTTTAGCGGTTGGTGAGGGTGTTTATAAAAATGGACCAACAGTTGAGTGGGCTGATGGTGTTTCTTCTGCTTTAAGAGCGTTTACTCCTATTTATAAATTGTTGTCAGATAGTAGTGGTTGGTTTAATTCAGCGCCAGATGTTGATGATTTTGTTACTGCTATTAAGTCTATGTCTGGAGGTATAGTTGCCGCTGCTAAGAGTTTAGCGGTTGGTGAGAGTGTTTATAAAAATGGTCCTAGTTTTGAATGGTCAAATGGTGTAGGATCTGCTATTAAGGGATTTATGCCCGTTTATAAGATATTATCAGATAGTAGTGGTTGGTTTAATTCAGCACCTGATGTTGATGATTTTGTTTCAGCAATCAAGTCTGTTTCAGCTGGTATAGTTGCAGCGGCTAAGAGTTTAGCAGTTGGTGATGCTGTTTATAAAAATGGTCCTAGTTTTGAATGGTCAAATGGTGTAGGTGCTGCTATTAAGGGTTTTATGCCTGTTTATAAGATGTTATCTGATAGTAGTGGTTGGTTTAGTTCGGGGCCTGATGTTGATGATTTTGTTTCAGCAATCAAGTCTGTTTCAGCTGGTATAGTTGCGGCAGCTAAGAGTTTAGCAGTTGGTGATGGTGTTTATAAAAATGGTCCTAGTGCTGAATGGTCGAGTGGTGTTAGTGCTGCTATTAAGGGATTTATGCCTGTTTATAAGATGTTATCTGATAGTAGTGGTTGGTTTAGTTCAGCTCCTGATGTTGAAGAATTTACTTCTTCGATTAGATCGGTTTCTATGGGTATAAAGAGTGCTAGTGTTATATTAGCAGGTGGTAATTATACTAAGTATCCGAGTTCTGAGTGGTCATCTGGTGTTTATAAGGCTATTTCAAAATTCCAGAGAATTTTGAATTCGACATCAATTTTTAATTTTATTAAAATGTCTAGTTTTAATAAGTTGGTTAATTCTATTGTTGAGACTTCTCGTAAATTATCAAAAGTTAAATTTAGTACTGTTGCTAATAATAATTTAAACAATATGATTAATAGTATTAGGTCATTTAATAAATTAAAGAACAGTTTGAGGTTTGGATTTGGTAAATCATCAGTTGAGTCTATAGTTGATGAAATTGTTAGAATATCTATTAGATTTTCAAATAATTCTAAGTATTTTTCAAATAATATGTCTAATAAATATATTAAAAATATGATATCAAATATAAGTAGTTATGTTAAACTACTTAAAACAATTAAAGATAGTCAAAAGAAAGGTTTAATCGATTCTAAAACTTTTGATAAAAAGTCAATTAATAATATAACTGATGGTATAGTTAAGATGGCTAAATCATTTGACAAGTTGTCAAAATCTTTAAGCAAATTTACATCATCTATTAAGAATGTTAATACTGATAAATTAAAACAATTAAATGATTTGACATCTAATATCGCTACTTTATCGGTTGTTGATGCTAAGGCTCTTGATAAGGTACTTAAAGTTTTGGAATCTAGATCTTCAGCTTTATCTAAAATGTTAGAGGGTAAATCTAAATCTGGTTCTGGTGTTGGTAAGAAAGATGGTGAAAAGACCGGGGTTAATTCTAAGACTATTGTTGGTAAAGATGTCAAGAAGAGTCCAGAGCTGATTAGATTAAATACAATAGCTCAATTATTATTCAATTTAAACCAAATCTTCTCTGAGGGTTCTGCATTTGATGACTTTATTTATAAAAAATTAGGTGAAAGTGGTGGTGGTGCCGGTCCTGCTTCACAAACTAAGTAAACTAATTTAATTAAATTCATATAATTCATATGAAAAATATTGGATTCTTTAAAAAATTGAGATTATTCAAAACTTTTAGGAAAACTCTAAAAGAAAATAGTGATGTTTTGAATAGAGATTTTGGTATCAGAGTTGATAGAGCATATAGGTTATATACTGTTTTAAATATTCCTGAAGAATTAATCGGTGAGGCATTTACTTTACGAAAAAGTGATATTGATAGGATATCCGAGCCTTATATTAGAGAGTTTTCAAATGAATTGGCAACTTTTTTAAATTCAAAGGGTTTGAATGAAATGTATGATTTCTATGAGGTGTCAAAAGTTGATAAATTTTCTTGGAAAGTTGTTATAGGATTTAAATTATTTAGATCAAATGAGTTTTATGATAAATTCTATTTTAGATTTTTGCCAATATCTTTATTATCAATTTTAATTATCACACTTTTATTTATTTTCATATAAACTTTTATCTAATTGCGTTTTATAAATAAAAAACAATATTATAAAATGGCAAAAGAAACTTACTATGAAGTTGATTCAACTACTGAGGAATTATTTATGGATATTTTCAATAGAAAATCATTCACAATGAATATCAGATTCCTTTTTCAAGGAAATTCAAAGCAAAAACAATTAATTAAAGTATCTAAGATATCAGATCAATATGCATTTGCTCTTGGTAAAGAATTATTAATTTCAATTAATGAAGATTTATTAAATGCTTTTGATGACGATTCAATCACAATTCTTATTGAGCAAGAAATTGATAAGATTAATATCAATATGGAGAGTGGTAAAATTAAATTAGTTGGTACTGATTTAAATACTTTCACATCTATTGTTAATAAATGGGGAGTCGAAAAAGTGGCGAGGGCTAACAAGGTAGAGGAATTGTTTGTAGATCAACAAAAAGACGCTAAAGGCGATGAAGAATTTATTATTTAATTATGAGTATAGGAAATAGATATTTAAACGCGTTAAAAAAGAGATATGAAGCTGAAATGGCTGAGGCTGAGGCTAACTTATCACTTTATTTTTCTGATAGAAATTTAGCAGCTATCGGAGAACATTCTGATTTAATGGATGAACATGATAAGTGGATTGAGAAATACACTAATGCTAAAGATAAGTTAGAAACTTTAACATCATTGAATTTTAATGATGTTAATTCTATGGAAAGAATTAACAGTTAATCTGTAAAAAAATAAAAATAAAATATGTCAAATCAAACAATTGAAACAAATGTAGTTAGACCTGAAATTTCATTTTTCGAAAATGAAACAGAAAATTTAATCTTAACACCTTTTTATGAATCTGAATTAGAGAATAAAATCTCAACTATTGAGGAGTATTTAGAGAAAAATACTGGTAAAGGTAAAAATGATACTGAGAAAGATGAATTATATTCTCAATCTCAAGAATTGTGGAAGAATTATGCTACAACATTAAGAGATACTAAATATAATTTTCATTTAAATAGATCTCAGTGGAAGTTTTTAACAGACTTAGTTCTTTCTAAATTAGAGTATGATGTGAATTCAGTTTTCTTTGCTATTGAATTAACTGATCTTTTGGGATCTATGAGAGATGCTAAATATACTAATGATACTGAATTGGTTTCTTTTCCAGTTAATGCTACTGAGATTACTTATGTTTATCATTTAATTGCTCAATATAAGGTTAAGGGATTAACAAAGGATGCTTATATGTTCTCACAAGTATTGAAAAGAATTGGATCTATTTCTAAAGTATTTAATTATTATGATAATTATGGTAAGAATCTATCATCTGATATTCAAGATTGGGTTACTTCATTTGAGGAAGGTGTTGAATTAGAGCCAAAAAAGAAGAAGTCTAAAAAGACTACAGAAGTAGAAACTGAAACTACTACAAATTAATAAAAAAACCTCTTTAAAGAGGTTTTTTTATTTTATATAAGCAATTGGTTCAAATGGTCCGATTGGTTCAATATATTTTATCGGTGAACTTAAATCTTTTAGAGTTCTTATTTCATAGTTTTTTCTATCTCTATAAATCATACCATATCCATTATCACAAGTTAATTCTATCGTTACAAATGGATCTATGTTTGCATCTAAAGTAAAATTGAATGGTGTTAAATTATCACCTTTTCTATTTTCATTTATAGTCTGTACGGGCTCATAACCTATTTTTCTCCATTCTGTAATTATTACCCAGTTATAACCATCTCCGTTATCTATGGATGGTGGTGGATATTGGTAGTTTAATCCATTTAGTTCATATGTTATTGGATTTTCAATTTCGTTTCCTAGACCTGTGTATGAGTAGTATTCATTTTCATATCTAACTATGTTTCCAACTTCATAATTACCAGTAGGTTCCCATTCTGATATTAGTGCTTCCCATTTAATGGGGCTGTTCATTTTATTTGAGTTTATAACAGATTCGTATATATTCCCATAATAGATAACTTTTTCACCCTTAGAATATTCAGTAAATGCTTCCCATTCTTTGTAGGTTTTCCAAGTCCTTATTTTAATATCATAATAGTCTGGTAATTTTATTTTATCCAAATATTCGTTATGTGGTTTTATATTAAGATCATTATTTATTATTGTATATAAATCTAGCACACAGTTATAAACGGTTGATCCTGAATTTATCGGTAGTAGATAAGCTTCATTTAATTTAAAGGATATAGGTGTCATATTTTCACTATTTTTGAAAATTCTAACATCTGAAAGTTTGTGATTTATTGTTGTTTCTGCATTTAAATAAGAGTTACCCGTTACATCTAATATCTTATGTGTTAATGGTATTATATTCCCTTTTAGCCATTTTTTTAATCCTTGTAGTTTTATCGTTACTTCATCTAATGTGTAGTTTAGTATTATATCACCATATTTATTTGTTATATCATATGATAAGTTGAATAGATTGGTTTCTTCAAAATTTTCATTAGGCATGGTATTTTTAAGAAAGTCATTATCATTCCAACCTTCTATTGTGTTGTCAAATATATCAGGTATTTCAACTTTAAATAACTTTAAGAAATTTGGTGATTTGTTATCTATATTTTTATAATATTCATTTAATTTTAGATCATTATATCCGAAATAATTTATTGCGTTTATTATAGACTTATATGATCCTACATATGGGAATATTTCATTTCTAACTAATAAGAGTTCTTTTCTTTTTTTGTTTAAGAAAGTCCAGTCTATTCCTCCTTCGTAGATATCATAATCTTTAAAGATGTAAATATCATTTGGTGATATATTTTTACCGATATTATTTAATTGCGTTTTAAATCTAAAATCTTCTATTTCTGTTTGTCCATATACATTGAATCTTCCTATTTCTTTATCTAATACTTTGAATGTTGTTTCGGTTCTTAATGATATTGTTGGGTGTAGTATAACTGATGTTTCAGGATATAACATATCCGTAGCTATATTTAGAAAATCAACGACTAATTGTTTAGCATACACTTCTCTTATTTTGAATATGGATCCATTATTTTTTGATGTGTATTGATTCTCTTTGCTTGTTAAGTCCTTTATTGTTAGAGATATTAATTGTCCTGTTTTTAATCCTCTTCCTGTAAAGTAGATATTATCATTAGTATTTATTGTTATAACACCTCTTTTATCGGTATCTGAACTTGTTAATATTAGTCCCAGAGTTTCGAATTTTAAGGTTGGTGTTTTATAATCGGAGTTTGATTGTATTTTAAATTCAATATTTTCTTTCTTAAACATTTGTAATACAGAAGATTTAGGTCCTTCGTCATTGGATTTAAACCCAATGAATAATTCTATCGCTTCTGGTTCTGATGAAAAGTTTTCTGAATCATTTATATAATCAAGTGATTTTGCTACAACATCAAAAACGGTTTGTTGATATTCTGGTTTATCTATTTTGCTTAGATCTTTATTTGCGGTCTTATTTAATGGTACATCAATAAGTGGTGATGTTCCCGTGTATTTATATGAACTAGTGCCGGATGATATTTGATCTCCTGATATATCATAAAGAAAAAATTCTGGATTACTATCATCATACCATTCCCAGTAATATTTTACCGGAACTTCACCGATATAATTTTCTCTGGGTCTTCTTACATACTCTCTACTTTTTATCCATATATTTTCTCTTGATGTGTAATTTAGATCCAATGTTCCGTATATATCCTCTTTTATAGATTCGTTTATTTCACTTTTATAATTAATGACATTGTCATAATAGACATTTATTTCATATAATTTATTGTTGTTGTTTATTAATATTTTGTTTCTATCTGTGTTGAATATGATTTTATCATTCACATCAGATGTGTTTGGTAATTGTTTAGATTTTAGAGTTTTTCCAAATTGATCTAGTATTGATATTTTATTTTTTTCATAAATATAAATAAATGAGTCATAATAATTTATGCATATTGATATCAAATTAATATCTGTATAGTTGTAGATATTTGTATTATCGGTATTATTTAGATTGTTTATAAATGAAATCTCGTTGTCTTTTAGAGAGACTATGTTATTGCCTATTGTGTTGGATTTTACAATATCACTCGATTTTAGTATTGGTCTCACTGTATCATCTATAATTCTATATAAATTTCTTGAGGTGTCTCTTACTATTATACTCCCGTTTGTTGAGTCATATTCAATAAAACTTTTATCTAAGTTGGATAATTTAAATGTTTTTAACCATACTGATTTTGAACTAATTTGATATATATCATCACCACTACTTTTTATTAAGTATATTTTATTTTCCTTCTCATTTACTTTTGTTATAGATATAGATTTAGATGGTAAACTAATTATAGTTTTTGATGTGATTATGTTGTTATTGTCGTTATTTGTGATATAATAATCACCAGTTAGATTATTAATAGATATTGTTTTAAAATCTACTTTTGTAGTGAGTATTTTACTTGTTATATCTATAATAGGATCTACAGTTATTAAACTTTTTTTTAATAAACAATAAATAAGATTATTGAAATTGTTATATTCTAATTTTATACCATCGTCAGTTCCTAAGTTTATTGTATTTTTTATTTTATTTGTAAATGAATCTATCTTTATTAATATTGTATTTGTTGATTTTTTAGCTAAAATATAATATGAGTTAGATAGTTGAACAGTTAATATGTCATAGATTTTATCTACAGATATTTCAATTTCATTTAAGTCAAAATCTTTAACATTTGATTCTATTTTTGTGGAGAATAAAGTTTTGTTGAAATGATTTAAATTTAGATTCGAATCTTTTATAAAATCAGGTGTATAACTTGCTGTTATTCCAAATCCTAAACTAAATCCAATTGTGTTGTAAGCTGATGAATTATAAATTGAGTTAGTTAGACCCCAGAATGGTCCTTTGTAGCTAAGACCTACTTTATTTTTATCTACATATTGAACGTTATATTCTTGGTTATCCCAAACAAATCCCGAGTTATTAATTGATATTATCATCCCGGTTGATATTCCTATATTTTCAAAATTTTTATCATCAAACTCATCATCTTTTAGTGTTATTTCGTTTGAGGAGATAACAATTCCCTTATTTCCAGTTTTTTTATTTAAAATATAAAAGTCTTCATTTCCAGGTATTTGTATTCTACCGTTATTTATTGATATATCTATTCTATTGTTTGGGTATATTGTATCGACTTTAATTGAGTTATTTATATTCTTAACTATTATTCCATATTCTAATAATTTAATTCTCCATTTATTTACCCATTCTCTTAGAGTTATAGGTATTGTTGTGGACATTTTTATTTCATATGGTGTGTCATTTATTGTTATCGTTAAGTTTTTTGTTAAAGTTTTTGGATCATCACTTGTTAAGTTTTTAAAAACTAATAATGAGTTTTCTACATAGAAATTTCCACCGGATCCAACCTCAACTTTCAGTGATAATGGCACATTTGGGAAAAATGTTTTTAATATTATTGAGTTTTGGTAGTTTGATGATATTCCAATAAAATCAATTTCTGCTACGATTCCAATGGTGTATAATTTCACATAGTTAATCGTTAACCAATTTCGTAGAGTTCTGTCTATTGTTCTTTCTAAATTTGGTATTCCTCCATTGTAAATCCATATAACATCTGACTCGTAAATTTGTCCGTTTATTGTTAATTTAATTCCCCAGTCGTCAATATCTGTGAATACTACATTATATTGTGTATTATTTGAATAATCATAATTTAACTCATGATTTAGATCTTCTGATATTTCTATTAGTTTTTCGTTCTTTTGAATGGTTGATGATACTAAGACCTTATTGTCTGTTGTATAGTAGAAGTTAACCTCTGCATATTTTGAAGAATATTTTAAGTCAGCTTTCAACTCATTATTTGAAAAATATAAATCAATATTATAGAGATCTAAATCATTTTTAAATTTCTCAGCTACTGATGATAATGTTGTTTCAGCATCTTTTGTCCAACCATATTCAAAGTAATCTTTATTTGTTGTTAGATATATTTGACATTTTTGTAAGTATTCATCTTTCAAACCGCTTACTGGTAGGTATTTCGTTTTATTCCAATAATCTGAGTTTTCTGGTGTTATTGTTGAGTTATTTACTTGATCTTGTGTATATGCTTTTACACATTCCCATATTTGATTATTATATATGACTTGTGATTGTGTTGCATAGTAAGTTTTATTTAAAACTTTATTAAATTGTGGTATATTATCCACTCTATAATAATTTATATTTTGTTGTGACCCTGATATTGTAAATTCCGATCCAGGCTTCAGGTTTGTTGGAATTTCTAAAAAGTTATTAAAATATATTTTGCTATCTTTTATGTTTATTTCACCCTCATATATTTTTGGTAAATCACTTTTTGTTATTACTTCAATTGAAAAAGTTCCGGATCCAATTAATTTACTTGGATTTGTCGAGTATTCGAAATGTATCAGATCTATTAATTTATCATTTAATATAGTGTATGTACCATCATTTAAATTGCTATTTACTACATTGAGTTTTTTACCATTGAATAACTTATCATAAAAATTTGGTTCATTCCAATTTGATAAATTATTCTCAAACTTTGAGTTTACATAGTTATAAATTCCTATTGAATTTACCGAATTTAATAGATATAAGTCTTTCCATGTTTCCGAATTTGAATATATCGATGAGTATTTAGATTCAAATGTTGCATTATCAACATCTGATATTATCATTATAGCATCATTTTTGGTTGACACAACAGTATAAACTCTCATATCATCTGTAAATTCTAATATTGGATTGTTAAAGCTGACTAATGTACCAATTGGGAATTTTATGTCAAAATTATCACCATATATCCACTTAGAATAGAAGTTCCAATCGTTATTTACTGGCTCTATATTAGTTATTATTTGCTTTTGTAGAGTTTTCTCATAGAAGTGTACACCCCATTCGTTAAATAATTGAAATTTATTTAATGACAATCTATTTGGTGATTCTAGTTCAATAGAAGGTACTTTTTCCATAACATATAAACCATATGTTTTATATGTATCTGATGAGTTTTCATGAAAAAGGATATCACCTTCAAATCTTTCATCTATAAAATCATATTTGAAATTTAAACTATCTCCTTCTTTGTTAAAGAAAATTAATGATTCAGACATTTAATTAATACTTTTTTGATATATATTAAAAAACACTTCTTTGATAATTTATTTTAATATATAAGGTGTAAAAAATAATTAAAAAAATGAAGATTCTTAGATTTTTTGAGAAGAAAAAGGAAGATGATGTATTAGAACCTGGTTTTGATATAAAGTCTTTAGAACCAAAAGAAGATGATTTGGTTGGATTTGTAAGCGATTACGAAGAGATTAAAGATAAGGAAGTTAATAAAATTAAAAAAGAAATTCAAAATAATGGTGAAACACCTGGTTTGAAAAAGTCTATCAAGAAATTTGAAGAGTTTTCTAGTGAGTTTAGCATCTCTGAGAATATTAGATACCATTTCGATAATTCAATTTCTGTTATAGAGAATATTTTTAGACCAGGATCAGAAGAATTTTTTAACTTATTAGTAGAAGGTAGAGAATTATATGAAAGTGGTAGATACTCTTTTAATGATTTGGATATTGAATTATTTGAGAAAACAGATATTGGTAAATTTGGATATTTTAGAGGTCAATTAGTTCCATTAGATCTTCCAATGGAGATTATTGAGGAATTAAATGAGGCTGAGTATAAAGGTAGAGATGTTAAATTGAATAAACCTATGAGAAGTACCGGTCCTAAAAAGTATAAAGTTTATGTTAAAAATCCAAAAACTGATAGAGTTATGTGTGTTAATTTTGGTGATGTTAAGGGTGGATTGACTTCTAAAATTAATGATCCCGTGGCTAGAAAATCATTTGTATCACGTCATAGATGTAAAAGAAAATGGAAACCAATGGATAAATTATCAGCTGGTTATTGGTCCTGTCATCTACCTCGATATAAGAATTTAGTTAAATCATCTCATGGTGGTTATTGGTAATTTAAAAGATATTTATAGGGTGTGTATTATATAATAATATATATACTATGATAAATATTTTATATGAAATTTTAATAGATAGTGATCGAGAACTTATTAAAAATAGTGGAGTCTATCAAATAAGAAATAAAAATAATAATAAAGTTTATATTGGTTCGACTTCTGGTAGGTTATCAAGAAGGTTGACATCTCATATTAGTGATTTAATAAATAATAGACATCACTCAAAGCACTTACAGAGGTGTTTTAATCAAAATCCAAACTTTGGATATTTTGAAATATCGATATTAGAGGTTTGTCCGCCAGAAATCTCATTACAAAGGGAGCAAATTTATTTAGATTTATATAAACCTTATGATGATAGATTTGGATATAATACTAATCCTAAATCATCTTCCTGTTTGGGAGTTCGAAGAAGTAAAGAGGAAAAGATTAAGTTATTTGAAAGAATGAGAAAGTTGAGTGATGAACAGATAATTGGTATTTTTAATCTTAGAAATGAATTAAAATTGAGTAATGGTGAAATATCAAAGGTGATGGGAATTAATGGTAATCATGTCTCCTCTATTTTGAACAGAGTTAAAAAATATGAATATGTTAAAGAGAAATATGATTTAAAATTAGAAGTAAATCGATATAAAAAATTCAATAGAGATGATGTTTTGAAAATACATGACATGTATGAGAATGAGAAATTGAGTATATATGATATATCAAAATTGACGGGGTTTGAAATAATTTCATTAAGACATCTTATTTACAATCAAAATATCTATAAAGTTGAAAAGGATGGTTTGATTTTTAATATTGAGAAGCGGAAAAATAAAATGAAAATTAATAGAAAAAGTGGAATAAAAATTAATAAGATTATAATAAAAGAAGAAATTATAAAAGATGTTTTTGAACTAAGACACATTTTTAATTTTTCAAATAATGATATTTGTGACAAATTGAAAATTAATTCTAAAGAAGTTGATTTGATACTATCTTTTAGATATCAGAGACGAAGATATAATCAAATTTACTTGGAATTGAAAACCAAATATAATCTTAGACAAAGAAAAAATATATTAACAGAGGAAGATATTATCGATATTTTTAAAGATTATAATAGTGGTCAGTATTTAATTACTGAATTAATTGAAAAATATAACTATAATAACATTGGTTTATTACTTTCAAATGATGAAGATTTATCAAAATACTACAGAGATATAATTTTAAATAACAATTTAATTGTATGTAAATCATTAACTAAAAATATTGAAATGAAATCAAAATTAATGATTGATATAAATAAAAAAAGATCTAAAAATTATAAACTAACAGATCCATTTGGTGTTGAATTTTTTATAAAAAATCTATCGGAATTTTGTTCAGATAGAGATTTAGACCCTGGTAATTTATCAAGAGTTTCTAAGAATGGTAGAAAGCACAAGGGTTGGAGTTGTATTTGTTTGGATTAAAATAAATTAAATTAAATATTTTTATATATAGTATATGATTTTACCATTTAAAGAAACTAAGATTGGGTGCAATATATTCATTAGAGAGTTTTCTCAATATACTGAATCTGATGAGATGATCTGGCATACTGATAAGGAAGATAGAATTATTGAAAATATTGGAGAAACTGATTGGCTTATTCAATTTGATAATCAACTCCCTAAAAAGATAGATGGTAGAATATCTATACCAATGGGTGTTTACCATAGATTGATAAAAGGTACTGGTGACTTAAAAATAAAACTAATAAAAAAACCACTCAATTAGAGTGGTTTTTTATTATTCTACTTTTGATTTATAATTATCAGTGTATATTTTTATTATTTCATCATATTCATTTATCACACCATTTTTAAAGGATTCGTTTTCATACTTTTGTTTTAATATGTATTCTTTTATATAATTTTCATAATCTAATTTTATAGATATGTCTAAATTATCTTCATCAATTTGAATAGTTTCTGAAATAATTTCCTCACCATCATCTCCTTTTTGTACGATATCATCTATATATTCGACTGATGAGAAATTCCCATTTTCTAACATCATTTCTAATTTTCTTCTTAATTTTCGATTGTTTATAAGAAGATTGTTTGAGATTGATATATCAATATAATCTTTAGTATCTTTTAATTCATCTAATTTATCAATATCGTCTTCTGTTATAACCTTAAATTTTCTAAATATTGGTGATACTTTATTTGGAAAAAATATCTCTTCATCTGTATCTGTGTCTATTACAAATATTCCTTTTTGATCTCCTATATCATTTCGATCCATTTGGAAAATAGATCCTATAAATTTGAAATTGTTATTAACCTGTACAAGATGCACATGACCAGATCTCACTTTTCTAAATGATTTAAAATCTTCTATATCAATTTTATCATTATTTTTATGAGCTACTGATGTTAAGTGCATTTTACAACCGTTTAAGTCTGAGTGGCAAAATAGGTAATCGCAATTTTTATTATCATTTATTGTTTTTATTTGATCTAATTTCTTTTCAATATAAGGCATCATCAATATTTTTAGTCCATTATATTCTAATATTGATGTTTTATCATAAATTTTAACATTTGGGATATATTTAAATGGTCTAACTGAATTTATTTCAGATGCGCTTTTTGAGTATAGGTCATGATTTCCTATTATTATGTGTAGTGGTGCTATTTTTGATATTTCTTCAATTATATCCATTCCGTAGTTTAGTAGGTTTATGGGTATGATATTTCTGTTATCAAAGAGGTCTCCTAGGTGTGCAATTATATCTCCTTCTTTAACTTCTTTTTTTAGTAGTGGAATTAGAAACTCTGAAAAATATTGTTGATGTATTTTATACCATTTATCAACTGAGTTTGGATATCCCAATCCGATGTGGGTATCTCCAATTAGGAAAATTTTACTCATTCATAATTATTATTTTAATATTATATAATCGTCTTTGTTTTAAGTTGAAAATGGAAAAAAATTAGTTTTTTAGTTTAATATATATGTAAAGTGTATAAAAAACAAGAGAAAAAAAATAAAAAATATATACTTTATAATTGGTAACAATTAAAAAAAAATAATAAAAAATATGCCATTACCACATTACACGCAAATCTCTAATGTTGGATCTCCGGGTGGACCAGGTACATTTCCAGATGAGATAGTTTACACTAACTTGTTTGAGGTTACATTTGTACTTCCTACTATTTTGCAGAACCAACAAAGAAACTCGGTATTATTATTGGAAAATGCCACTAGTGTTGACTTCAACCTTACAGAGTTTGACTTCACACAAAAAGAACAAAGATTTAAATATTCAACTAGAGTATTTCAAACTACACCAGCTAAGACTAGTGGTGAGATTAGTATTAAATTTCAAGTGAATGTTAATCAAGTTGGATCTATGGAAACTTGGTCTACATTAAAAGCATGGTATGACTTAGTATTTAATTCTCAAGATGGGACAATGCATTATAAGTCTGATATAATCGGAACTATCATTGTTAATCAACATGATAAAAAGGGTGTTGTTTTGAGAAGAGTTACTTTCCAAAATGCTCAAATTAAGAAAATTGCTGGATACGGTCTTGATTGGTCAACGAATGGTACAATTGAAACTCTACAAGTTGATTTCGTATGGGATTACTTTGTTGATGAGTATATTGATCCACCATTTGGAGTTACACCTCCTATGATACCTGGATATTAATAAAAAAAAGTTCACAATTAATGTGGACTTTTTTTTATTATGTTATATAACATGAAGGACATCGAAAATCATAAGTTTATAATGTTATAAACTTAAAAAATAAACGATTATGGATGTATTTAAATAACAAAGAACTTTATATAGAATTAGTAGTGAGTAAGGCGCAGGGAAGATTAACAAGAAATGCACAAAAGATGTTAGAACTTCTGGCAAAAAAGACAATAAAAAAAATGAGATATTGGTCCAATGATGATAAAATGGATTGTTATCAAAGTGGATTACTTTATATCTTTCAAAATTGGTATAATTTCAACGAGGACAAATCAGTTAATGCTTTTGCATATTTTACCGAGATATTTAAGCGAGGTATAGCGAAAGGTTACAATGATCTTTATAAAAAGAAGGGTGATAATGAACACCAGATAAGGTTAATTTCTATAGAAGGTAGTAATGAGGGAATGGGTCTACATTCATTATAATTATGGAAAGAAATATACCTAACTTAGATTCTTTTTGTTTATCACCAATAGTTGGTGATGTGAAAACCGAAGAAAATTATAAAAATCAGATTTATAAATTTGAAAGAAATATTGAAAAAGGTCTTTTAGATATATTTAAAAAATTGGGTATGAATGTAATTGTTAAGACAGACCTTATAATAATGAACTCACTACCTCTCGATATTTCAGCTCATATATAAATGATGCATATGATTATAGATATTTTAATAGAGAGATAGTAAAATATCTTATGGAGAGGGATATCTATAATTTCAGATTTTACATATATGTGGATATAACTAATATATCTTCTGATAATTGGACTCCATTTAATGAAATAGTGAAGTATCATTTTAGATATTACGAAAAATAAAAAGACATTTTATAAAACTTTTTTACTATATTTGTAAAAATAAATATTATGAATAAAGTTATTTTTCAGTTTTGGGAAAATTCTATTGAGGATTTTGATGTTATACCAGATGGGTGTTCATTGCACATAGATGATTTGGAATATGTTAGATGGATAGAAAATATTTACTCTGATAGAGATGTTAATTTGGTCCCGCAGGAATATGATAGGATTGTTGGTGATAGGTTAATTGCTTTTATCGAGGATGATTTATTTACAAAAGTCGAGAATTTTAAGACTGTTAGATTATCTCAAAACCAATTAAATAATTTAATTTTAATGGATGAAATAGTTATCAAAGATATTGATTAAACATTGAACTTTTTAAGATGTTCTTCGGTTATGATTATAAAATCATAACCTTTTTTATTGCACCAGTTTATCATAGTTTCCCATTTTTGTTTATTCTTATAAGCCATTTTTAGATCATATTCAAAATTTTTCAATTTTTTTCCTTTATCTTCTGGGACTTGTAGTCTGCCTTCTGTTAGTGCTTGTACAAAATTATATTCTTTTTGTGGTTTAACTTCAGCAACAACTTGTCTCAGAACTCCATTTATCCTCATTTCATAATAAAAGTCTACATGGTACACATGATTTTTAACTTTAGTATCGCCATTTTCAAAATGAGTCATTTGATATGGTATTTGCAAACACTCGGCTCCCCATTTAATTATTTCTGGTTTTAGATCGAGCCATGTCATAATCTTCTTTTCCCAAGAACTTCTATAAAATAACCCACCTTGTCCATTTAATTTAATAACTTTATCTTTATTTGTTGGTATATAGAGTCCTCCATGGTATTTAGAGTTATTTGGTTTCGAATTTAACATAAGTTTAATTTCTTTTATTTATATATAAAAGAAAAAACTTTCTATGGGTTTATTAGATGATAGAGTTAAACTCAGTTTGTTGGTCAATGGTAATGGATTAGCAGATAACTATAAGAATAATTGCCTCTATTTGATGGATAAAATAACAAAGAGTAGTAAAGAATATACTGCTATCGGTATAAATGATATAAAACCTGGTAGTTTTTATTTTATTCAATATGTTGATCCTTCAAATTGGATGGCTTGGTCTCCGGTTTTTATTGTTGATTGGAAAAAATTTGACAATAAGATAGTTGTCTTTGCTGTTAATTTTAACTTTATACCATTGGAGGTTCGTACTGTTATATTTGATCCTTATTTTGTTGAGAAAAATTTTAAAGATGGTATTCCACTTAAAGTTAATTATAAGGGTATGTATGATGAGTTGTTGAAATGGGGATTTGAATACTCATTAGTTGAGTATAATGCTATTCAAATAAAGATGATTCATCGAATTGATATGGATGAAGTTCCTAGATTTTTGATGTCGGGTCATCCACTAACTAAATATGATCCTCAGAAGTTAATTCAAATATGGACTAAAAAGTTAGAGACTAGAGATCAAAGACATAATGAAATGATGAATTCACTTATTTCTGATTTTTACGAGATGGATGGTAAAATCAAAGAAAAGTATGTTGCTCTTAAAGGTCATATACAAAGAATACAAAATTCTTTAAGAAGATTTTAAATTTCATCAAAAATTCATTATATTTGTAGAGTTAATCCTGTAAAATTATGAAGTATTCAGTTTATATGTCGTTGGCTCAGAAATTGAGATCTTATGGTCAAAAAGAAAAAGCATTGGAAGTTATTAAACATGCCAATTCTATAGAAGAAAGAAAAATAAATCAAATTGATTTTGATATTTTAGTTGGTAGAGTTAAAGCTTTTAATGGTGCTAAATTTGATTCTGTTCAGGTTCTTAGAGAAAAAGAGGGAAACACAATTATGTGTATTTTTAAATCAGGTATTAGTAATACACACCGAATAAATTCAACAATTAAAAGTGACGGTAGTTTAGTTTGGTCTGACGGGAATTTATTTGAAAATAGAAAGTCTGTTAATAACTTTAACACATTAGTAAATCATCTAAAAAACTACAACAAAGATATTATTAATATTTTAGAAGAAATGTCCTTAGTGGATAGAGAAATAAAAGTTATACCAAGAACTTATTACAAATAATATGAGCAAACGTGATTTTGATTATGAGATAATTAAAGATGCGATCTGTGAATCAGATCCATCTGTAACTAGAAAGAATATTATATTTGAGAATGTATATGGTCCTCAAAATGGGTATATTATGGCTCCTTATAGAGAACTCGTATGGAGCAATAAGTTTTCAATATCAGTTGAAGAGTATGAGTTTAGATTAAAACAAAAACTCAGAGAGGAAAAAATAAACGATTTAGGGATATAAGAGAGGATTTAATCCTCTTTTTTCATTTTAGGGAGATAGTATTTTTATATATACCATTAAAATTAATTTTTTAATGGCTTCTTATAATTATAGAAATAATAATAACAGTGGTGATGGAATGGGTTTTGTCAACTCTGCTGTAGAAAATAAAGGTCTATTTAATAGAATACTTCGTAATTTATCCAATTATGGTATGAATTATGACGATATGATCATTAGAAACCAAGTTGGTGTTGGTATCAATGAAGATCCATATGCTGCAAAGGGTGATTCTATGTACAATTTCTTTTCACAAAGGGCAGTCGCTTCTGTATTAAATAGAAAATCAATACCATATTTAGATAGATCTTATCCAGATAAAAGAAGAATATTAAGAGAATATTCCATTAAGGATGAAATTAGAGATTTTATTAGTGCTATAGCTGATGAATCAATTGTATATAATGATACAAAGGATTTTTGCTCACCATCTCCTTTATCAAATGATTATTCTAAGGAGATAACGGATAAGTATCAGGAGTATTTTGAGAAAGTGTATAATAAATATGGTTTCTCTGATAGTGTAACTGCATATCAAATGATGAAAGATTTCCTTATTGATGGTTATGTTGCAATTGAGTTAGTTTGGGATGATAAAAAGAAGAATATTATCGCATTTAATAGGTTAAGACCAGAGAGTATAGTACCTGCTTATGAGCCAAATATCGGGCATCTATGGATTCAATTTCCAGAAGATCCACAATTGAGGAGAATATTTTTAGATTCTCAAATAGTATTTATATCATATTCATCACAGAATGATTATTCTGAAACTTCTTATGTTGAGGGTTTGATAAAGCCGTATAATCAATTAAAAATATTAGAGCAGACTAGAATTATGTTTAACATAATGAATGCTACTATCTATCAAAAGTTTACTATTCCTATTAAGGGTATGTCTCGACAAAAAGCTGAAGAACAAATTGGTCAATTGATTCAAGATTATTCAGAAGAAATTGAATTTGATGAAACATTGGGTACTATTAATGTTAATGGTACTAAACACATACCATATAATAAACAAGTTTGGTTTCCTGAAGGTGATGCTGGTACTCCAAATATGGAGTTAATGACACCACAAGGTCATGATTTAAATGAGGAATCTATGTTAAAATGGTTTCATCAGGCTCTTAAAAGAGCTTCTAAAATACCAGTTACTAGGTTTGAAGCAGAGAGTGGTGGTGGAACATTTATATCAGATCAAGCTGGTTTAACAAATGATGAGGTTAAGTTTCATAATTTTATTGGTAGGTTAAGAGCTAATTTTAAAGAATTGATTGTTAAGCCTATAAAGTTGCAAATGTTGGTTGAGTTTCCAGAGCTTGTAGAAGATGAGGTTATAATGAATGAGATGGATATTGATTTTAATTCAAATCAAATCTTTGAAGAGTGGAAGAAAATAAACAATTTGGCTAAAAGAGCTGAGGCAATTGGGACATTAACTGGTATTATGAATGGTGAGAAACCTTATTTCCATATAGAGTGGATTATGGATCATGTATTTAAGTTAACTCCTGAAGAAAAAGCAGAAAATCAAAAATACTGGGCTAAAGATGCTGCTGGTGTTGGTTCTGGAGGAGCTCAGGCTAGTGCTCAAAGTGGAATGGATGTAGGCGCTCAGGGTGGAATGGATACTCAAGGTGGAATGGATACTGGCGCTCAAGGTGGAATGGATACTGGTGCTCAAGCACCACCTGCTCAAGGAGGTCAAACTGCTCCAGAACCACCAGCTCAGGGTGGTGCTCAAGGTGGAAGTTCTGAATTTGAGTTTTAATTTTTAATATATATAAATAAAATTATTATATGTATAGTATTTATGTATTGAAATGTCCTATTTCAAATGAAGTTGGATTCCCAAATATGATTACTCAGTCTTTTCTCTATTTTAGCTCTTGTTTGTCCAACATATCTAAAAAAACTAAAAAAAAGTATTCACATAAAGATAATTGGATATTAAAACTATCTAGATTAGAATTGAAACCAATTATAGAGAAGATTGAGGAAATATCTTTGGATTCAGATCTATCATATGTTTTGGAGAGAGAAACATATTGGATTTTAAAATATCGAAGTGGTAATTTAGTTAACGCTACTGATGGTGGTGAGTATAGTATAAATAATAAAAGAGGTGTTCATAAACCAATGAATGGAGAGAATAATCCAATGTGGGGTAAAAAACATAGCGATTTTAGTAAAAAAATTATGAGAGAAAAAAAATTGGGTTTATATAATGGTGTTGATAATCCAAGATCAAAGGTAATTTATCAATATGATAAAAATCTAAAACTTTTAAAAAGCTGGAATTATGCTAAAGAATGTGCTGAATTTTATAAAATTTCAAGAGGTAATATTTCAACTTGTGCAAAATTTAATTCAACCAAAGATAAAGATGATAAATATATAACATGTTCCGGATTTATATTTTCATTCATAGAATTAAATTCTAAGTTATGAATTAATATGAAGATTAGCTAATATAGAATTATTCTGCTCGTGGTGAGTTTTAGAAATTATTATAAAAAAGAAAACCTCTCAAATGAGAGGTTTTTTATGCTACATTGTTCCAATTTTCATTTACATAGAAATAAACAAATTGTCCACTATCATTAAATTTCATTGATAGTTCTATTTTTAAACCAGAATCTAATATGTCTATTATAGTTCTACCTAATTCTGTTTGTAGTGGTCTCCATTCAATTTCCAATTCTTCTACAAAATCATCTTTAATTATCATAGATATTCCTTTAACAGTGAAAGCAATATCTGATAACATTGGATCAAATTCATATCCACTAATTTTACCATATTCATTAATATCCTCAATATCAAATTGCACTCTCTTACCTTCTAATAAAGTATTTAGTTTAATTTCTCTTTTAAATTGAGTCCATTG